GATGTTCTTAATGAAGCAGACGAAAACCTTGTATCAGATGAGCCAAGCTACTACGACAAAAGATCCGAGGTGGAATTTTGGATGTCTCTTAATAGCGAGATAGACACCTGGGATTCGTTTATGATTAAAGAAAACGAGAAAAAGGTTCTCATGGCTGTCCGTATTCTCTTAGACTCTGCTGACCAAATAGAAATTTTTAATAAAAAAGCTATTTACTTATATCTTCGAGAGCTTACGGGATTAAACACCAAACAGGTTGTCAATAATCTTAATAAGCTTCGCAAGAGATACAGGACGTTTAAGACAAAATGGGAAAACAGCGAGATCTGAGCTTAGAACATTACATCGAAGAGACCACGACAAATATTAAAGAAGATCGTGCAATGGCCAAGTCCTTACTGATGGATGTAATGGCTGATATGAAAGCCTCTCCTTCCGATAGAAGGGAGATGGGACCGATCGCAGCTAAGTATGTGGAAAACCTTCAAAGATCCAACGAGCAGATGGTAAAGCTCGCCGCTATCCTTCAGCGCCAAAAGACAGGGCAAGTAGGACTTACAGATGATGATAAAGAACAGCTGTTTGATTTACTGAACGAGGGCAAGCAAGATGGCTAGCATAAAAATGTCCGATTTGACCTTCGGCTCATTGAATAATATTCAAGATGGAAACTCTGGCGAATCAGGTGACCGCCGCCGAACCAACACCACAACTGCAATGCGAATGGCTGCAGAAGCAACGTTTTCTAAAGATACTCTAAATAATGTTAGCGAATTTAACGGAGTGGTTGTTAGCCATCGTCTTGTGGGCTTCGCTTCTTATCAAAACAAAACTGCTTTGTTCAATGACTATCTCTACAAAGCCAATCAAGATGAAGAAGAGGCGGAAGTAAAAGGAATAGACTTTTCAAGTTTTGCGTATAAGGTTTATATACCTGAAATAGAGCCTAGACCCGCCCCTAACTCTAATACAGACCCAGTTCTAGTCACATATCCGGATGTATATTCAGACATAGCAGATGGCAATGTACCACTGGCTTTAGGAAGCTTAGTGGCTGTGAAGTTTGAAGATGTAGAAAATCTTTTTAACCCTAGGATAGTAAGGGTAGTCGGAGGACCTATTGCGATAGAAAATATCTCTTCCGTGGAACTTAATAATATATTTAACGCAAACATCCCCGGCTTCGTGGGTGGCACTGATCCCCCCGGTGGCGAGGGACGCCCCGGCACCGGAGGCGGTCCAGGACCTTTAACAGGAAAGAATACATCTTGCCCTTCGTACGACAAGACGACCAGCTCCGGGAAAACAAAGCGGATTAGAGGATCTGAGACACAAACAGGTAAAAAATTAGGAGACGGCAGCGATTGGACAGGCTTTCCAGATAATCCAGTGTCCGGATGGTGTTTGCCGATGAAGCCTGGAGACGCCGGTGATAAACCGTCTTTAGTTCCGGGCTTCAACGTAAGTTGTTCTAGCACATACTTTAGAGATCAAGGAAACTATCACGGCGCTCTTGACTTTAGAGGCAAAGATGGTCGACCCTTGTACGCGGTTGATGATGGGGTGGTAGTTACTTACCGACCGATCTGTTGGCGGAACAATGGACGTCCATCCGGTCGCGGTAACGAAATTCGTATTAAAACAGATTCAGGATATTATGTTCAGTACATTCATATGGACACCCCAGCAATACCAAAAATGAATGAAAGGGTAAAGAAGGGACAGCTAATTGGATACAATGGAAATACCGGTAATTCCAACGGACCGCATTTACATTTTGCTGTCAATACGGAAAATGAATTTGGATACAGTGGCAGGTCCGCGCGCGGCGCGGCTGCACAACAGCTGCATCCGGCTGATTTTTATCCCGAGGACTGGCTGATTTACGGTGGAAAAGATAGAGTAAAAAGGAACGGCTCGACGGTTCGAGTGCTCTACAAGAGTGGTAAGGCCACGGTTCTGCAGCGCGACCGCGAAGATTCTGAGCGTAATAAATTTTGGACGAAAAAGATCAGCAAGGATAAGACGGACCGTGGAGTGAAACCATGGCTTCCAAAGGAAAACAAAGCACAAGTGTAGAAAAAAATGGCTAGAAACAAAAAAACAGCAATTGATGTAAACATAATGCCAAAGGCTGATCGCCTCGTTTTTGAATCCTTGTCAGAGCAAGGCAAAGCAGAGTTTATGGGCTTTGGTAGAGGGACTAGAAGAGATTATGACGTTCCCAAATACAACTCAATAAAAGAAGAGTGGCACAAACATAAAGGCAATGCCGGTATTGTTTTAGGGCTTGACCGACCTAACAATATGCTATCTGGATTTGGCGGAAACAAAGATACTCACTGCGCCGCTGTCGACATTGTAGCTGGCAGATTAGGATTCAGGGCACGCAGTAGAGACGATAGAAACAAAGTTTTAGAAGTAGATCCAAACTTTAAATTGGACGCTGCCCGCGTTTATCTTTCGCAAAAATCAGATCCTGATTCTTACTTTGGCTTAGCTGCCGGCACAGTTGGGAATACAACGAAAACAAGCCCAAGATCCACGGTTGTCCTTAAAGCCGATACTCTACGAATGGTAGCTCGCGAGAATATAAAGCTTGTAACCAGAACTGATAAGAAAAACTCACAGGGTGGAGATCTTAGTAACGCTACAACCAAAGGGTATGGCATTGATTTGATTGCTCTGAATGATGACTCGGATATGCAGCCTCTCGTTAAAGGCGCAAACCTACAGCAGTGCCTAAGAGACGTCTTAGCGTCTATACAGGATCTCCGAGGCATATTCAATAACTTTGTCAAATATCAGGGAGAGATGAACAACGCTCTTCTCAATCATTCACATCGTTCTCCTTTCTACGGTCAATTGTGCGCGCCTGATTTTGAAACTCTCATACCAACAGGAGTGGAGGTGATTGTTAACAATCTCACAAATGTAGAGACACAGCTTTTACTTAACATGAATAAGCTCGTAGGAGTTCAGCAAAACTATCTTGATGCCCCTGCTGGTGCAGAGACACTAAAAAATGGCAAAAGTCTATTTATATTGAGCAAGTACAATAACACAAACTAAATTATGACCAGAATTGTTACCAGAGAATATGCTAGTAAGCAGTTTAATATTCCATTTTATGAAAAGCAGGCTGACGCTTACAAGCTAAAAATTAAGATTAATCGGGTTAACTCTAATGATGATCTTAATGATCATGAGACAGAGATTCTTCAAGCTGGTTGTGAAGAATTTATCACGTCATTCCTCCCAGAGTTTTACTCGTATTTGTATGATGAGCAGTATTTTGAAGAGAATTGCCGCCCAGATAATGATTGCACCGTTGATATCGTCTCAATGGCCGCAGATTTGAAAAACAGTATCATAGAGAAGACTTCTATAGAATACTGGTATCAAACAAAGCCCGCATCAAATAGATCAATAGCCATTTTAAAGTGCTATTTTGATTTTGACGGGGAGAGAGAAAAACTAGAAGATAACAATAAGATGCCTTTGTATCAGCCCAATCTAGATTTTTTCAACGAACAGCAAAATATTACCGGACCTAACAGTGAGACAACTTTAGTGGTTGGCACAATAGGAACAGAGAATAAACTACTAAACAATGGGCTTAGAACTTTCGATACGCAATATAAAGGCTTTGAAGGGCAGCTAAAATTAAATGCTGACTTTAATGTCCTTCAGTCTAGTGCAACAAAGATTCTCAACATTATTGTTACCGAACTTGCCAAACAAACAAGAATCCAGACACCCAGTTACAACTTTTCTGAGGCTGATACGATTACATTAAAGTTTGGTAAAAAAGGAAATAGATTGGCATTGCACAGTTTAGATTACCTCGTGGTAGAGGACTCGATATCCTCACAGCCACTTAAAATTGGATACTTCTCAATAGCCAAATACAACCAGACTCTAAATGATCCTTTGCTCATCGCTGTTTTAAGAAATTATGATAATATTGTCACCTCTGTACAAGACAACTTAGATACCCAAAATCCTTATTCTTTCTACGAGTTTTTATCAGCATCGTCCGAACAGGGTGCTTTTGGTGACCCAATACAAGGAGGGCTATTTGACAATTTTAGCCCGCAACCTAAGAAGGATTTTGAGAACGAACTGCTAAAGGCAGCCAGTGAATTTAACCTTATAGATATTAAGAATATAGAGTCGCTGGAGGAAGGTTTCACCACCTCTCTCACAACTGATCAGATTCAAGAATTAAAGGAAAAAATTGTTGAAAATCCAGATGTTTATAAAAGAGTCTTTGCTGAGAGAAAGGCTAAAGCTTTAAACACTGGTGTAGCAGTTGCCCAAGCTGTGGGGAATGTATTAGAGCAAGGTCCGATGGGCTTTATAGAAAGTGCAAATCCACAAGTTGCTTATATCTTTAGGCAATTTGGTATTGATGAATTAGCTAAAGAAGCGATGCTTTGCCTAACGTTTGGTCTTAATTTTGAAATTGGAAGAATAAGCCAAGCAGTGCAGAATTCCCTGCTCAGCGAGTCGTCTTCCATTTATTATCCTCCCGATCTGCCAAAAGCTGCTTCAATCTCAAAGCCATCATTCGACTTAGAAATGTTTAAGCCATTTACGATTGATGGAGACATATGGAAAGAGATATTAAAGACAATCGTTGATTCCCTGCAGCAAGCTGTGGTAGAGATTATTCAAAAATTAGCCGATCTGCTTAGAGAAAGTTGTGACCTTAATACGCCGGCATCGTCTGACTATGGAGTCAACAGCATAACTGATTTTATCACAACAGACTCAAGCCTAGAAAATGCATTGCTGCCATCGGTTGGTGCAGGCTCACAATTAGATCAGATCGCCGCAAAAAATGGAATGACAAATGAACAAATTTTGGCGTACCTTATCTCGTTATCAGAAATACTAAGCTCAATAGAAGTGTGTATGCTGTTTGTTAACAGGGTCGATATTTCATCTGTGTTGTTAGATAAGATTATAGACTTTAACTCTGAATACGACTTAGATGTCGTAAAGAATCAACTTAACACTCTCTCAAGTATATTGGGCTTCTTTGCAGACTTGTCTGCAACAGTGGATGTCACCGACCTTTGTAACGAAATAGCCAATCAAGTGTATCAACTTAACACTGATAATGTTTGCTTGCTTACGGGCGACGATGGCGAAAACATCCAAGATTTGATTGATCTTATAGAAGATGGACTACAGCTGAATCTTCCAGATATTAATCTAGATTGTCCGGACTCTAAATTTGCAACACCGTTAATCACCAAGTCAATCCCGGAAACTTTCAATACGTTAGCCGAAACGGTTCAGGTGCAGTTTATTGCATCAGCCGACTCCACAAAAGAGATATTATTAGAACCAGTTGTGAGCAATAGATCAACTACGATGCTGCAAAGCCTTAGAGATGCCAATGTATCTGGCAGTCGAGATGCTGGCCAGCTTAATTTAGATTTCTTAACTCCAATAATCGGCGTATTTGAGACTCTTACGGACTCGTTCAGTGTAGAGGGTCTAGGAAACTGCCCGGTGAGTATAGAAGAGTTGTTAGGATTTGATGGGGCGATGGCAGCTGGTGATATTCAAGCGGCTTTGGAAACTCTATCGGAGGTGATGTCTGGTGGCGAGTTTAAGGACGCTGTTAATCAAATAGCCGATAAGATGAAGACGACAACCAATTCGTTAGACAGTGAACTTCAAAATCCGATATACACAACGTATAGATTTAATTCTGGCTTCTTTAACGCTTTCAAAGATTATATTGATGCTGAGACTTTTTCTTATGATTCAGACGAACGTAGAACTGAAACACAAAATTTCTACTCCTCAAATATTCCAATAACAAAGGTGGGACCACCTGACTTCTATTCACCCGTACAGTTAAATTTTAATTTCTCCAAAGAAAATATAAATTTAGACAGAGTAAAGCTTTCATTTCCCATATATTCACCAAGTGGTGAAACAATACCGGCACAGACAATTATCGACTACAACTCTGGTCTTCTAAGTCCGGAGCAGGTTAATACCTTGACACTTCAGGGTCAGCTACAAAATACAAAAGTGCCCAGTCAGCAGGATATTATCGACGCTGGTCCCGGACTGCAGAGTCAGCAAAACGTTTTCATTAAAAAGTTTGCGGATAAGATCATCCCATACCTAATGGACACTGGACTGAGTAAACCTGAAGCTAGCAACATAGCATACTATAAAACATTCCCGCAAGCATATGGCTCTTTGGTTGATAATATGTTTGATTATGTTATAGATAACGGAGTGTTTAGTGCAACAACTTTACAATCTTTAAACTTATTCTCTCTAAACGACAATTGTCCACCCGGAGAGATAGCCGACTTTTTAGATGTTGACGGCATTCTGGATCAAATGACTGAGGAGTTTAAAGAGGCTGCTTGCAACGACGACGGTATTCCGTTAAGCAAAAAGGTCAGAAACATTATCAAGTACGGCATGTATCTTCTTTTGATTCAAATACATGTAGCCGAAGTGATAATCAAGAATATTTTTGTGATGGCTGCCTTTAATTTAGAGACCTTATTGGATAGAGACAGCTTTGTGTTCCAGTTTATCAGAGGGCAGATATTACAATCGCTAATGTTTTTCTTAATGGAACAAACAGAACAACCAGACGAAGCCATCATAAGGCAAGACCTGACGTCGTATTTTAATCAGAAGATTGCCCGAACGAGAGTTGTTAGCGAGGGCGGAATTAAATTTAGCGATGACACAATCGCCTTCCCAGAAGGTACTCAATTTTCTATCACTGACGAGGACACCTTTGTTGGTTTTGACGAGATCCTAGATTTTCTCATTTATGATAGAATACTTCGTAGTTCTGTGCCAATTAACAATTCTCTTAAAAAAGCATTGCCAAAGAAAGATCAGCTTCCGTTTAACAAAGCATTTATCAGGTCATTACCAAGATTAGCAGTGGAAAGAGACGGAGACTCAAGAGTCGCACAGTACGTTTTGGACCAGGAGATAGATGAGTATCTACCAGAGTCTGGATTCTTCTTAACTATTAAAACAAGAATTGTTGAAACATCTAAACGAGGACCCAAAGAGGTTAAGAAGTACAAGTTATGGTGGAAGTCAGTTGAAGATTCACAAACAATTGTAGCGAAAGTTCTAAGTTTGGGAGTGAGATCTAAGTACATTGATGATTCAGAGCCCTTTGAGTCAGATGAGTTTGTGACTCGATTTGCGTAGGAAAATAATATGTCTGATTTACCACTTACAAATGCCGGAAATATAAGCGACTCTGTAGTCTCAGCGACTGAGCCCGGTCGCAATCTTGGCGGTCCCGGACCCTTTTTATCCACCGCCGCCGACGCGAGGCGCCGCGAGGAATGGAAAGATGCCTTTCAAGATGCAGAAGACTTGTTGGATGATTTTAAATCATTTTACGAAGATAAAACACGATCTGACCTTCCAGAGTCCGAAATTAATGCTGCTGAGCAATTATTGTTTGATATCCCCGGCGCCTCGGTATTTGATTACATAGATTTTAAAGACGGCACGGAACTATCTTATACCGACTTCATCCGTAAGGATATCTCAGGACCCAACGGTGTAGGCAACCCGGTAGAAAGGTATGTGTATAATTCTCAATCTGTGGTTGGGGTCCTCAGATCTTTATATATTTTAATCTTTAAGAAAGATGAATTAACCTTTCAATATGTGCCGAAGGAGCCTCCTCACGATGGAGACGCTGCCCCTACCTTTGACGGTATCTTTTTAAGGTTTAGTTTAGGACGATTTAAGAGTCTGATTAACAAAGTTAAAGCTGAACTGGATGCCCGCGAAGATGCTTTTGAAGAAGCCATACCAGTTACAGAAGAGGAAGCAGCCGAAATTGAGGGCGATTTGAGTGATGAAGACGTAGATTTTATCGTAGAAAACCAATCGTTTGAAAACATGTTTTCCACCACCTTTGATATTGAGACAATAAGTTTAATCCCGTTACTTTATAATTTCTATCTAACGTCCGAATATTTTCAGGATATAAACAAAGCATTCCAAAATCCTAAAAATACCGCCCTAGGAATTATATTGTCAACGATTGCAAACGATGGGGAGTACAATGCTTCGCCAGTGTTGTCGCGACCAGCCACCCGAGCTGCCACTTCTAACTCTACCGGGCAAGATCAGGGCAGCGCCTTTGAGACTGCAGCTAGAGATTTTATTTTGAAAATGATTATCAAGACACCGATCGACATTTTGAAAGGCTTGGTTGGACTTGTGGATCCTCATGTTACTTTATCTAAAATAATTAAACAAGGGACAGGCTTTGCGTTCAACGCGGCGTCAATGGCTATAGACCAACCAGCTTCCGCAATTAATACTTCCATAGCCGCCGCAACAAACGAAAGAGTAACTCCCAACTTAAATGGCAGTGATTTGATGACGTTTATACTTTGTCTTGCTGATAGTTTAATGCAAAACCTATCCGATGGTGATTTCCCCGGAGACGAATTAGATCCTCCACTTCCAGCGTTGCCGCCTAACTTTTTCCCACGTCTATCTATAGATGGTGTAGATTTCACCGGAACAGTTTCTGGCATGCTAATGACACCTCCATCTCCACTTGGCATTCTTTATTTGCTGTTAGAACTACTTACAAGTGAGATCACAAACCAAACAGCAGATGCTTCGAATGCTGCAGCAGAAAATGCAAACGCAAACGAGTGTACACCGGACCCCGCACTGGACGAACCCACCGACCCTTGCGAGGATACAGAGGAGGAGTAGGATAGATAATGTCGTCGGGTCTTTCACCACAGTTACCCTTAGTAGTAGATGAAGTCTTTGGGGCTTACAATTTAAACACCACTTTTGAACAACTAGCTAAGCAAAACCTTAAAATGCTTATCCTAACCATCCCCGGAGAAAGGATAATGGATCCTGAGTTTGGCGTGGGTCTAAGAAAGTATTTATTTGAATTGAATGGTGATAACACTTACACAGAGATTGATAGAAATATCAGAGAGCAAGTGCAAAGGTATTTAAGTTACATTAGTATTGACAATATTGAGTTTCAAATACCCGAAGGAAATCCAGATCTGTTCCCTCACAACTTATCCATTTCATTATCGTTTACAATATTACCACTTCGATTAGCAACATCTTTACAAATTGATGTGGACCAACCTATTTAGAGATATAAAATATGTCCAAAAAACTACAACCTATTGATTACACCAGCCGCGACTTTGACTCTATCCGTAGAGACTTAGAAAATTACGCCAAAAGATATTACCCAGATACATACAAGGACTTTAATAAAGCTTCTTTTGGATCGTTAATGTTAGACACTGTTGCCTACATTGGTGACATTCTGTCTTTTTATCTTGATTACCAAACAAACGAGTCATTTTTAGAGACCTCAATTGAATATAACAATGTTATCCGCCTCGCGCGTCAGATGGGATTCAAACTTAATACAAGCCCATCTTCTTTTGGGACCCTTTCTTTCTACATACAGGTACCATCCACATCAGATACTGGTGCCCCAGACATAGATTATGCACCAGTTTTGCGCGCCGGATCAATTTTTTCATCCACTGGCGGGGGACTATACACACTATTAGAGGACGTAGATTTTTCTTTGTCAACAAATCAAGTGGTGGTTGGCTCTGTAGAAAGCACAGCAGGCAGTCCAACAAACTATGTAATCAGAGCGCAAGGGCGAGCAGTGTCTGGAAGAACGTTATTTAAAGAGGTAGAGCTTGGTGACTTCCAGCGGTTCTTAAGAGTTGATATTGAAAACAGCAGGGTAGCCGAAGTTCTATCTGTTACAGATTCGGAAGGTCATGAGTATGTTGAGGTCGACCACCTATCACAGAACGTTATCTACAAAGCGATCAGAAACACAAACTCGGCCACAAATTCTACAGTTAGAAATATCCTAAAGGCTACTCCGGTGGCAAGAAGATACACAGTAGAAAGACAGGGCAACAGAACATATTTGCAGTTTGGATATGGCTCTGATTCGGAACTCTTGTCAAATTCAGTTGTGGACCCTTCTAATTTGGTTCTAGATCTAAATGGTAGGACGTATGTAACAGATCTAGATTTTGACCCTACAAAACTAATAAGCACAGATAAGTTTGGAATTGCGCCGGCTAACACCACTTTAAGAATCGGGTATCGCGTCAATTTGAATAATGATGTAAATGCAGCGGTTAATACTATTACAGGTGTCGATAGACCACTTTTTAGGTTCGCGAACCAGGGCTCCATCTCTCAAACTCTAAGAAGCGGTGTAATATCTTCGCTGGAAGTGCTAAACGAAGAACCCTTTGTTGGTGACGTATCGCTTCCTTCATCGGATGAGATAAAACAAAGAGTGTTTGGTTTCTACGCTACACAAAACAGAGCCGTCACAATTCAGGATTACCAGTCTATTTGTTACGGGATGCCAGGAAAGTTTGGATCGGTCAAGCGCGCCGCCGTTATTAGGGATTTTGATGAGTTTAAGAGAAACCTAAACCTTTATGTGATATCTGAAGATACTAGCGGCAAGCTTATACCAGCAAACGCAACTCTTAAAAATAATTTAAGAAATTGGATATTACAATATAAAGTAGTCAATGATACCGTAGATATTCTGGATGCGCAGATTGCTAACTTTGGTATCAATTATGTAGTGGTGACAGACTTGGGCGACAACAGATTTTCGGTGATTAGTAGAGCAAACGCAGCTATTAGAGACTACATTGTTAAAAATCAATATGATATTGGAGAATCAATATTGATTACTGATTTTTATAAGGTACTTCAAAAAGTTAAGGGCGTTATAGATGTTGTGGATCTAGAAATTGTCGAGCGCGCCGGCGGAACATATTCATCTCTTGCTTATGACTTTGAAAATAAGCTGTCCGCGGATGGCAGACGAATTGAAGGAGAAAGCAATGTTGTCTTTGAATTGAAATTCCCAAACATTGATATCACAGGAGCTATCCAATAATGGCTATCTTAAGATACACAGCTAGTGCCGATAACACAATTACTAACGCTTACGAAGCCAATCTTGTAACAAGAGGCTCAGGCTCGAACATGGGCTATGCTGATTCGCTTGAGGTGTTTTCCATTTATGGGCAAGAATCAGGCTCGACGGGGCAGTCACAAGAACTGTCAAGAGTTTTGATTCAGTTTCCTGTATCGGCCATTTCTGCAGACAGAACTGCAAATACAATTCCAGCATCTGGTTCGGTGTCGTTTTACCTTAAGATGTTCAACGCTGAGCACCCCTTCACACTTCCGCAAGATTTTAATTTAATTGTTGCACCTATATCGCAATCATGGAACGAAGGAACAGGTCTTGACATGGATGAATATCAAGACCTTGGCTTCTCTAATTGGTTATCTGCTTCATCTACAACCGGATGGACAAATATCGGTGGAGATTATCTATCACAGGATAACTACAATGTTAGATTCCCAGAGGGATATGAGGACCTAGAAGTCGATGTTTCAGAAGTTGTAGAAAATTGGATTAAAGGCTTAGCTGGAGGCGAGTACAACAACTATGGTTTCGGTATTCGCTTAACTGCCTCTCAAGAGGCTTATTACTCATCGTCCCTCGGCACAGATTCGGGGTCTATAATTCAGAATACAGCTGGTGCCACTGAGTCATATTATACAAAGAAATTCTTTGCTCGCTCAAGTGAATTTTTCTTTAAGCGTCCGGTGATCGAAGCTCGATGGGACTCACGTACAATGGACGACAGGGAAAACTTCTTCTTCTCTTCTTCGCGAGCCACTGCAACAGACAACCTTAACACCCTCCAGCTTTACAATTATGGTCGCCGCGGCTTGAACAACATCCCGGCGGTTGGAACCAACAATATATTAGTTTCGTTCTACTCCAGCTCGTTCGGTGAGCCTACTGGTTCAAAGATACTTCTTCAGGCTGGTGGTAGCACCGTCTCTACGGGCGATGTAAACGCTACAGGAAGTTATGTGAGTACAGGCATCTATTCGTGTGAGATATCCCTTACAGCGGCTTCTACGCCCTTACAGGAGATACATGACGTATGGCATTCGGGCGGTGTAGAGTACTTCACCGGCTCGTTCTTCCCGG